GAATACCGCGCTTCTGTAAGCGCTCAATGTCCTCAAGTCCGAGGTTGCCAAAGGCTTTCATAAATTAACCTCACACTGTGTAGGTTAAGAGAAAGTATTGGTTTCCTAGGGACATGAATGGGTTAATGTCAACCAAAGCAGTCGTATTCGCAGCCGCTACCCCAAGTGCACCAGTGCCACCTGTGGCTCTGATGTCTGCTTGGATAGCCGCATTTGCGGTACCATCTGCTATTTGCTGGGGTGAATAGGGCCCAATGACCCTAGTGCCATAACCACTCAGTACTGCCATGGAGGCTTACCTCCAATCAGCGCTTACCAATTGCAGACCAAACACCGTCATCGCTACCACTTTCAGTGAAGTGAATTGTGGTACCTACGATACTGACTGGGTTGGCTTGTTCAGTGGTTGTTGAAGGACATACGAATGCCATAACTACAGAACTTAAGTGTGAAGATACATCAATTGATGTGTCGCCATTAGCCCAAGTTCCTGATATTAGCATCAAGTCGCCTATAATATGAGTTCTGCTGTCTATTGTTATTGCCATTATTCTTCATCTCCTGTAATTTGTTGTTCTTCAACTTCCTCTGGAATGTCAGTCGGGACTTCTTCTTGGACTTCCTCGACGACTGGTTCAGGCTCAGGGGCTGGTGGGTTTAGTGTTTGTGCTACAAGTCCAAGCAGTTTGCTCTTCGTTGCATATCCACCCACTTCAGCACCCTGTGCCTTTAACCATGCCGTGATGTCCTTTTTGGTCCACCCGTTATCAGGTAGGCCGTCACCATCGTCTACTGTGACACCCTCATCGCCTTCTACTCGGAAAGCGGTGGGGTTGCCACAGATAGCACGACGGTATGTATCGAGCCACTCTTGGCTGACCTCCTCAGTAATGTTCCTCTCCCATTGGCCAGCGTTATCTGGACGCCGACGCAAAAAGAAAGGACCAAGGTAGGTTACCAAAGGCATGTTGAATCAACTCAGTTGTAGAACACCAATAGTTGTGCAGTCCCTACGGCTCCGTCTGTCTCCAATGTGACGACGAGGCCAGAGTGGTTACATCCAACTCCCTGTGCTACATTTGCGTCACCATTAGACACCAATGCGCTAATGATTGCAGTAGCGCCACCACTTAGTGTTACTGTGTTACTATCTGCTACATCTGCAAGTCCAATGAGTGCCATTTTTGGGGCTGGGTCATATCCGGTTGCTCCATCTGAATTAGATGCTTGGAAGGTTCCGGGGCCTCCGCCGGGATAAGCCACATCGGCTGCTCCGTCTTGCCACTCGTCTGTATCTTGAGAGCCTGCTCGTAGTTCCCATGCGCCATGCAATACTGCTGCCAAAGAACCGCCTGCTGCTGTTACTGTCAATTGTTGTGCCATAATTAATCATCTCCTGTTTTATTCTCCATAATCCTCACTGCAAGTCGCGGATTGAACCTTGACCTCCAAAGAAAGTAGTCCAAATCTCACCCATAGTTCGGTAGAGACCTTCTTGTCCAAGGCGGTTGATGGCGAATGGGTCACCAGTCTCAATGCCAGACTCAAAGTATTGTGTGGGCTTACCAGTACTGAAGTACAAGTAATCTGTGTCCATCATGTAGATACGGCTGATGCCGTCAGATGTCATCTCCTTGGTTGGAATGATTGGGACACCGTTGTAGGTAGCCACAATGAAACCAGCCTCGACGCCGGGAACACCCTTTACGCCGTTGTAGGTTGGGACAACACGCTTTTCTTCCATGAATCGCTGTTGGCTCTGTAGTAGTTGCTGGATGCGCATTAGTGTGTCATATCCAGTCAACATAACCTTGGGATTGCCACCACGAACCCAGATTCGCTGGAACATATCGTCAAGGTGGTCAAGACTGAGGGTTCTGTTGGTTGATGTGTTGGACACAGCGTTGTTGCTGTGCTCAGCGTTTGACCATGAGTTTGCACTTCGGTCGATGCTGTAGATGTCTAGGTCTGCATCGGCGCTTAGGTTGTCGTGTCCGTTGACTAGACCAGTTGTGGTAGTTGCGTTGTTACTGTATGCAGCCGTCACACGGTCAAGCGACTCGATGTCGTTGCCTGCTGGGGTGTCTACATCAGTAAGTAGCATATCGTTGATGTGCTCTGCGTGGTGCTTGCCCATTTCTTCTTTGAGAACTGAGCGGATGTCACCTAGACCATCATCCTTGTCGTTAAGGAAGATTGCAACTTCGCTCATATCGAATGAGTGAGCCACAGTCTTGGGCTTTGCAGCCACATGCTGGAAAGTAGGCTTGGTGGTTTCTGGTAGTGTACCGTTCTCAGCAATACCGCCGCCGACAGTCTTGGAAGGCTTTGCGGTGACAACGCGCCATCCGCTTCGGTCCCAAGGCTTCTTGGGTAGAACGCTGAAAGCGTTGAATTCTTGGTTCAACTGTGACCATACCTTTCGTCCGTAGATTGCTTGGTAGGTACCAGCAGTTGTGCTTAGGAGCGGTGCATCCGCTTTGAGCAACTCTGAGCCACTGTAGGAGTAGCCCATTGAACTGCCAGCGCCGTAGTAGTAGCGCTCCATGTCATTTACTGTTCGCATATAATTTCGTGCCATTTTTATTCCTCCATATTTTGTTTAGTGTGGAAACTCAGTTCCAAACACTCCCGGCCAATTGGTGTACTTGGTCCCAGTTCATGTTTGCTAGTTCTTCAGTAGTAGGGATTGCGACATCTGCTTGGTCAACTGCCTTGCGGAGAGTTGCTCCACCTTCTGTTGAGGCAAGTCCGTCAATGCGAGTTCCGAGGTCAGCGATTGCCTTCTCAATACTTGCGAGAGGTCCACGAGCGTCAAAGGAAGAGGCTTCGCGCGCCTCTGCTTCTGCGCTGAGTTCCTTCTGTAGTCGGTCAGAGAACACTGTGTTCAAGTTACCCTTGAATTGTTGTTCTAGTGCTGCGGCCTTGTAGACTTCGTATGCTGCCTCTAGGTCGCTTGCTGATACGTTATCAGGTGCGAGGTAACCCTTTGCAACTGCTCCGCCGCCGCCACTGTTCATGCGGCTGATAGCGTTTGTTGATGGGCTTCCGCCTTCTTGTGCACGACCCTTGACTTGTCCGCCAAAGTAGTTAGCGCCGTCGCCAATTTGTTCAGGTGTGCTACCAAGGTTGGCCTTGTTAATGTCATCAAAGTGAGTACGGGCTGCACTAGTGTCAACACCCTGAGACTTCAGTGTGTTTTCCATCCAGTTTAGGTACTCGCTGCTAATTACATCAGCATATTCATCATTGGCTTTATTGTACATAGCATCTTTGCCATCTTTTTCATCCATTTCTTTTTCATCTCCGTTGTCTTTTTCGTCGGAATCGCCTTCTTCGTCTTTCTTGTCCGCCATGTGCTCTTTCAAGCCTTCGGGCATTTCGCCCTTTTCCATGTTGTCCATCCGCTTACTCAAGCGGTCCAAGACGCTGCCTAGTTCTTCCAATGCATTCATTTCATCACTCATTGTTATGTCCTCCTTCAAAATGCGGAAGGTCGCTTCGGGATTGATACCCTTTTCGCAAATGGTTACCTCGTGCAATTCCAGTTTGGAGATTTCAGTGTAGTCACCGTGTTGTTGGTCACTCTTACGCATGCGCTTGAACGCTTGCCCTCCAATACTGAAGCCACGAAGGGCCCCCTTGCGAATTTCATTGGCTACTTCACGAGCCTTTTCGATGTCATCCCTTAGTTGGATAACAACGAACATACCGGCGTCATCAACACCGGATTTCCATACACGACCGTCAGAGTCAGTGTACGAAGGAATAACACTACCAACCTGAATGTTGGAGTGTGCGAGTTGTACGTTGCGGAATCCGTCAGCCTTCATGAATCCATCAAAGGCATCCTTTAGGGCTCCGCGTGTGATAAGGTCACCTTGCTTGTCAACCATCTCTACAGATGCGTAACCTGCGATGACAAGGTCATTATCTGCCTTGACAATACTGATGCTTCCACTGTGTTCAACAGGGGAAGTACGCATCTGAGTGGTCAGGACCATTGCTGTCTATAGACCTAGTCATACTATTTAATCAACTATGGAAGCGAGCCGTAGAGTCAGATACCTCAAGTGTACCTTCCTTTAGGGGCACAGTCATGTGTTTAGCCCCCTCTTCTTCCTCTGTACCCGGTTCTATAGAGTAGTCTTCTCCGGGTCGCTTTTTGTTGTCATAGTCAGGCATGGTCTTGGCATCATGTAGGTTTGTAGGACCAGTAGGCGATTCTATAGGAGTTGCATACCCAATGCCCAAGCCCATTGTACCTGTAGTTGTTGTGCCAACAGAACCAACACCACTCTTGAGCATCTGTTCAACAAGTTTCAAACCTTTGACCAAAACCTTCTGTTTCTCATTCTTTGCCCACCAATTCGTGCCTTCAACCTTCTTCGGCTTGACAAACGGTTTAGCCTCACCAACTTCAAATCCGTCATCATGCACTTCTTCTTTCTCAGCAATATCAACATCTGCCTTGAGCATTGCACCCGCTACAGGTGCCCAATAGGGTCTTTGACTTTCAGCCAAACGAATGAGATAGTGGTTGGGGGCCAGCGGACTATGCATGGTCCATAGGCTTCCAGACTGTGTGGTCTTGTACACAACATCACCCTGTGGCATTGTAATCCGAACTCCACTGGCTGCACGCTGAACTTCACACAACCATTGCTCTGAGTCAGACTTGGCAAGTAAAGCAAGTGTTTCCTGACTTACCAGCCCTTCACCTTCTGCTTCACTGATAATTTCTGAAGCGGATACATTGTACAGTTTCTGACCATTGGTTTCCATTTCACCTACGTTGGCTACGTTGACACGTACATGGTCGCCAACATTGAACTTTTCAGAACTATCGAATGCAGCACCCATATCCATGTAGGTATTGTCATCAATCTCAACGCCACGCTTACCAAGTGATTCATCTTGTGTAATTGGACCAGTGCCCAATCGATATGTGTAGGGGCCATTGCCTCTGCGTTCAAGAACCATGAGTACAACATCATTGCCGGGACTGAGCAATACCCACTTTGGTTGTCGGAGTTCTCCAGCCATGTAAGTAGACTTGGCATCTCTAAGTAGGATTCTATCATGCTCTTTCTGCAAATCAGTCACTGTCAATTCTAAACCAGCATCATCTGTAAGACGCGTATCACTTGCAGATGGAACATGCACATCACCAACACCTTCCATACCACCACGGATAATCTTGATGCGCTCTCCAGTTATCATATCATGGACTTCTTTTTCATCAAACTCTAGTACATCAAAGATGTAGTATCCATCTTCTAATTCAATAACGTCGACTCTGAAGTCTTCATCAGCCACTTTCTTGAAGTTGTCTTTGGTTTCTTCAGACAAGTTGAAGTTGGGTGATGTGACCTTGTCATCTTCCTTAATGACAAACCCACGCTCACCTTCAGGCATGTGAGAAACCACCCAATCACCTGTGAATCCACGAAGGTGCTCAAGGTCATCTAGTTCAAAGATACGATGCATGGGTTGCAATAGTGGAACCTTGTCCCCCAACTCCTTGCGGATAATATCAGGGTTGGTCAAGGCTGCTAGATTCATACCTTTCTTCAGGGGGTCTTCCAGATGCCGATAACCGTCAACAGGATGTGGCTTAGCCTGATGACTCATTCGCTCTTTCGTGTTCATTTTTAGTCCTGTTTCCCCCGTATGATGAACATAATTAGGATGCAAAATATGTCGCAAATCAGGGCGGCCATCTTCGCCGTCAAATATATTCCAAAAACTCTGGAGTGGTCCATTCAAACGAATATCGCGGGGTGGAGTTGGATGAATTGTAGGCTTGCCGTTGTGGTCAATGTGAAAGTCAAAATTTGTTTTGACTTTATCTCCCAAGTGATGATTGAATCCAGTTGAGTTGTATAGAGAGTGAATAACCGATTCCGAGCGAGAATCCATAGGTCCTAACTTTGTCTCTACAAGTCCACCTTGCATCTTGGCATCAACGGCCTTGACACGCTTAGGCTCTTTTGTTGGGTCGCTAACCAATACTGAATTCAATCTCTGCAACGTAGTGTAACCAATTTTCCGGTTCTTATCAGACTGATGATTTTTGTAGTATTCCTTCCCCTTTACATTCTTTAACCATGACCTTTCGGGAGGAAATCTAGAGTCGGTCGAATGAGAAATATGAGAACGCAGACCTAACTCGGCTAGGAGTTCTTCCACACCTTCTTTTCCAGTTCTACCTGTTCCACCAAATTCTTTTTCATAAGCCATTAATTCTCTATGCGCATTCGCAGTGCGGTTTCTCAAATTCATAAAGCCAAGATTAGCCTTGGCATTTCCGCCGTGACCCATATTTGCAGCCTGCAATGCCAACTCTCGCATCTCTTCAGGTGTACCGTGCTCTCCATAATGACCACCTCGACTCATCAATTCTGCCACAGTCATTATGGGAAATTCCAATTCCATGTCACCACGAGCCTTTGCCATATCACGAATCTGATTGGACAAATGTTGCATCGAAGCCTGTACATGCGCATCTTCATAATTTAATCCAAGCCCTTGTGCTAATTGTTCAGCAGAATGACTGACCTTAGCCTTGAACTTACTGTTGCCATGAATGAACTCTTTGACATCTGAAGGGCGCGGACGGACTTCCTTTTCCCTCATTGTTGTGCCAGCATTGCCTAAAACAGTTCGCTCATGATTTTCGTGCGGCTCACGCGCAAGCATTTGGTTTATCATCGCGGCATATTGCATGACGTTACCCTCTAGCACCTCAAGCGGAAGACTAGGGTGGAATAGAGCAGGGCTCATCATCGGTAGGTATTGTTTGGCCCTTTCAGCAATTGCGTTTGTGTGCGAGCGCAGAACATCTTGCTCTGTTCTTGTCTGCTGAATGTTATGGGTAGGACCAGCAGAATCTATATCTGCACGTAATTCCTCCATTCTTTCGATAAGATTGTTACGTTGTAAAATAAGATTCTTCCTATACTTTTCATTATCAGCAACTTCAATTTCATCATTGATTGTATTGACCATATCACCGTGCTTCTGATATTGCTCTAACTTTTCACTTAAGGCATCAGAATGTACGCCTTCAGCCAATATGGGGTCATCGATAAATTGCCTATGTCCCAAGGCAGAAATAACGCTATGACTTGCTGCTGTTGGAATAATTCCAGAACCTTCGTCTGGCCTTTTCATACTCATATCAACAACGCGAGCAGAGGGTTCAAGTGGCCGATTGGCAAAGCCGAGTGCAGTGCCGATGCGATGAAACCCATGCGCAATCTTCCGACGAACGTGTTCCATACCATGAGCAAAGCCACCCTTTGACCCACTCTTTGAATGAATCAGCGGAATGCTTCCCGCAGTAATACCATTGAAAGCATCTTTGACCGCTTTCATTTCAGCAGCATCATTCTCTTCAAACCCTCTTATGTGCTGTCTGCGCAATTGATTTGCATGTAGTGGGCTTGGATGATATGCCGTTCTGACATACGGCTCCCTTCGGTCACTCTTACCACTAAGTGAGCCAATGTGACCATGTAGGGCATCTTCTGAATCAGTAATGTCACCTTGGTCTACTCTTGTTTCTGCTGTTAATTTGCCACGCTTTTGTTGCTTAAATGTTGTAAGTTCAGGACTTGTTTGACCAAACGGAGCCAAAGCAGCCATCATCATACCGTCAGCAATTCTAGACGCGCCACCAGCAAATGCAGTACCACCCCTCATTGGATTTTCTTTTACCCTAAGTCGGATTTGGTCTTCAGTTGGAGAACGATTAAACAACAAACTTTCGCTTTCACCAAAGTCATTTTGGAAAGGGAGGGGGTTACCATTTTCATCAACCTTAGTGTCATGCAAAAACAAGCCATGTTCATGCAGGAGATTAAACAATGTATTCGGATGCCCCATCATACCACCTACACCTCTGAACGGCTGAGTCCAATGGTAAGCCAGCCCTCGGTGGTCCCCTTGTGTTACATCATGCGAATACATATCTGGGTCTATATGTGCATAATAGTGCATTCCGCCTGCGTTTCTGCCAATTCGACCTGCACGTTTTTGTTTCTGAATCCTGTCTGTTTCCTTCAAAATGTGGTCTACTTCATCTTGAGTGAATGCTGATTGAGAAGGGTGCCAGTTTTTGTATTGTGGATGATTTCCGGGTGTATGTATGTCATTATTTCTTGGGTCTACATTCAATAAAGCCAACAACGTGGCTTGATTTATTTTTGAAGAAAATCCTTCTTTTCTCTCAAGTTGACCATTGGCATTGGCTACTAGTTGTTCAGTAAATTCACCTGTTTTTGGATTCCTTCCCAACTTCTCTCCAGTCATATTTTCCCAATTTTCGACAGCCTTTTCATAACCACCGCTAATTGAATTTATAGCCAAGAAATTTGTTTGGAGAGAAGGACTGTCTCCACCCAAACCAATGCCGGTGTGCTCAAATACTTCTCCACCAGCATGTGCATGTCGAATCCAATGGTTGTACATCGGTGCAAATCTCTGTTGGAAGTTACGTACAAGTCGAGAGGTGTGATTCAGCCCATTGTCAATATCCGCACGACTTTTGTTCGATACGCCATGTTCTCTCATGTGCTGGTAAATCTTATCGCGCTGTTCAGGAGTGTGCCACTCTAAACCAAACAGATAATCGAACAACCCAAGTTTATTCTCATTCAACCAACCTCTTCTTGCTTCATCCATGTGGGCTGTTTTAATCGCATGGTCCACTGCATCATCGCCCTCTGGCCCATGTATTTCTGTCAGTTCTCTTACAGCATCTGGGTTATTTCTTTTCCACCCGTCAAAATGCCTTTCGTACTGAGCATGATTTGTCATATTTTCAGGCAAACTTCCATAAAATCGAGGACCCAATACGAAGTCACTCTCTCCTGTCTCGTGATGTTTGTCCCAAGCCAATTCTTTCTTAGCATCAATTTCACTTTGTCTTTCACCATAACGGTCATCTGGATGGTAGAAAGTTGATACTGCATCAATCATAGCCGTTGAGTCTGCATCTTTGCCCCGTGCATATAGTGGGCCATGGCGAATCGCATCTGTATCAGCATAAGCGTGCCCAGCCTCGCCAGCCGTCATTTCAAATTGACGACCAGAAAGAGATTGACCTGCCACTGGACGAACGACTCTGTCTGGATGCCAAACAGTATCCGGTATCCTTTGTCCAGCGTGCTGAAGTCCAGTCGCATACTGGGCCTCTTGACCAGCAGGTGCCAAAGGGTCAGCAAAGCCGGGGGCTTCTGTGCCCCCAACTTCATCATACATCTCTTCTTTGATAATCGAATTGAACATGTTCAGCAGCCCTTCATCAGAGCCTTTGAGCACATAGCCATGCCGTTTTGCATTCAGTGCAGCAAAGTAGAAGTCGGCCCCAGCATCAGCCTTACCGACGCTGTCACCAATCGAAGCGAGAAAGGTTGCCCTAGTCCTATCCAGACTATCTAGCGGACCA